CAAGATTTAGTATTACAGGGATTCTCACGATTGGTGGGGTCTTTTAGGTTACCCCCGATTACCCCCCATTACCCCGATTCCCCAACGATTTAGTATTACAGGGATTCTCACGATTGGTGGGTCTTTTAGGTTACCCCCATTTCCCCGATTCCCCAAGATCCCCCAAGATCCCTATTCTTTAGTATTACAGGGATTCTCACGATTGGTGGAGGGGCCCCACAAGCTCATAGGTGTCAAGATCTTTTTAGCCCAATTGCCTTTATTTTAGCCAAAATATCCAAGAAATCCTGGGAATTATTTATTTTAGTACAAAAGACCTCCAATATCTAAAAAAGACTTGCCAAAACCCCTAAAATCTAGTATAATGTACTTATTGAAATTAATTAGAAGGAAAATCCATGTTACAAACAAACACTCGTATAGCACTAGTAGTAACAGGTACGGTATGCGCATTCTCCGGAATTGGTGGGTATTATTTGGTCAGTGAATTCTATAGACCAATACTTGATGTGTTCTCTGTACTTTTAGGGGCTCAAGCTATCTTATGGGGTATTAGAGGATTCTAGACTAGGTGTATTACCAAGATCCCCCTGTTTTAGCCAGTCCTGCCGCGTAGCGGCATAGTATGGCGAGTGCTAAGGATCCCTTAAAAATAAGTACCGAATACTTTGGTACTAAAGGAGAAATAAAATGAAAGAGTTACAACTGTTAGATAATAAAGTATTAGTAGTACAGGAAGATGGGCTAGTCAACTTAAGAGACTTAGTAAAAGAAATGTACCCTATAGGTCAAGAAACGTATGCCTTAACTAACTACTATAATAGTAAGTTATTTTTACTGTTGGAACAGCAAAACACTGACGAAACTGTTAAAACAATTTCGTCTAAATTTACTGAAAAACTACCTAGTGACCGTAAATACCCCTCTTTAGTATGTAAGGAGGTACTACAAGGGTTTCTAATGCATTCAAGTTCTGATATAGCCGCTAGATGGAAGTTCCATTTAATAACGGTGTTACTTCCAGAGTACGAAAGACTCCCTATACTACAATGACCTCCTAAAAGCAGAGGTAGCAGTAATTGGAAGAGACCGTGATATCCAGGAGCTTATAAGGACTAAGGATGTTATGGGTTTACTGGAGGCTTTTGAGTTTAGCCAACAAGCTGTTTGTGACCTTCTTAGAAACACTAGTAACTATGAAGCTGGTGGTTACTTAAGTGCTACTAAATATGCTATACACCACCATATATCCCTAGACCTCGCTAGGTTTACTATAGGAGCTACTCCAGAACCTATGGTATGCCCTAACTCCTTAAATGACGGAAAAGGCCAACTGCACTGGAAGTCTATATTAGCTACAGTAGTTCCAGCGAAGCATCCCTACTTTAGCCATCTACCCCCGTATAGACGTAGAGCTACTTAATTACTAAGACCCCAAGATCCCCAAGATCCCCCAAGATCCCCTGGGATCCCCAAGATCCCCAAGATCCCCAAGATCCCCAAGATCCCCAAGATCCCCAAGATCCCCAAGATCCCCAAGATCCCCCAAGATCCCCAAGATCCCCAAGATCCCCAAGATCCCTGGGGTTTTCGCATGTTCATAATTTGAGCCTAATACCCGAAACATTAAAAAACTTCTTGACAAGTCCGAATGTGTTGACCTAATTTTGAAAACCGAGGACAGAGGTTTATTTGATATTGTCAACATATTTTTTAGTATTCTTGGTGTTCAGGGATCCCCCCCTGTTTTAGCCAGTCCTGCCGTGAAGCCTAAGTGTATTACCAAGATCCCCGAGTTACTGGAGATCCCTGGAGATTGCGGTTAATTTCACTAAATACCTTTTAGCCTATGGGATTGTAGAAAGTGCTGTTGACACTAACTCAGTTTTGGTATATAATAACTACTTAATTAATAGAGAGGCTATGGAGTAGTATTATGGGGCAGGTAGAGCAGTGGGAAGCAGTAGATGGGTATGAGTTTATCTATGAAGTGTCGGACCACGGTAACGTAAGATCCTTGGATCGAGTGAATAGTAGGGGTCATAGTATTAAGGGGCGTATACTAAAGCCTGCAGGAAATAAGTACCTTAGTGTATCCCTAAGTAAACATAGCAGGAGTAAGTCTATAAGTATACACACTTTGGTAGCTATTGCTTTTATAGGGTATATATTAGAAGGTATGCAAGTAGACCACCTAGATGGAGATAAGTACAATAACCATGTTAGTAACCTAGAGATAGTTAGCCAAGAAGAAAACATGAGAAGATATAACAGCAGTGTAGGCAATACTACAGCTGACGCTTACATAGGCATTAAACTCACTAACCCTGAGGGCTTAATAGTTACCTTCTATCCTAAGCTACCTAATGACTATGGGCTCAAAAGAACTGACCTATATAGGGTAATGCGAGGAGAGCGTAATTCTCATAAGGGCTGGAGAGTCCTTAGATCAGACTAGACTTTTAAGGTTTTAGTATATGGAGGTGGGGACGTGTAGAAACACGAAAAAAACTATAGCTTTAGCACTAGAGGGCCTGCGGCACCTCCCAGATCCTTTTAGATCGGATCTAGGTCCTTTTAGGATCAGACTAAGATCTTAGGATTTAATGTATGGAGGTAGTGCCGAGTAGAAATACGTAAAAACCATAGCGTCCGCACTAGAGCGCGAAGCGCGGAATCGCGATTCTTTTTCAGGATCTGGATCTGACCTCTAGGAGATCCTAGGATCTCCTTTCAGGATCTAGGATCTCCTTTCAGGATCTAGGGCTTATTTTTTAGGATATAAATCAACATTTCACTTGCAAACACTGTACAGGTTGTGTTAAGACCATTATTGGCTTGCTCAATAGCAACTATTAATCCTTGCACTATGTCAATCTCTTTTATTGTTTTTTCTTCGCATAAATAAATATACTCACTAGCTATATCTTTAGGGGAAAACATAACTGAATTGTCTTGGACGTTTTCTGTGATTAGGTTAGTAGCAATTAAACAAGCTTGATATTTCATTTTAAATTCCTTTGCACCATTTTAGTGCATGTTAGTTAAGTTAATTTTCCGTTTCCGTGCCTTTAGTATAGCAAAAGGCTTGTACTTTTACAAGCCATTAGGGTAGTTATTTTTGACTTAATTCTCTTAAATCGCAAGCCTTAACCGCCTCTATACCTTCTACCAAAAGGTCGTCACATGGGGAAGTATTAACCGCAAGCGCCGCAAGTGCCGCAAGTGCAATAACAAAAAAACATAATACCAATATAGTAATAATATTTTCTAATTTAGTATAGTAAGTCATTTTAAATTCCTTTGCACCATTTTAGTGCATGTTAGTGGTTAGTTTTTCTTTCCCGTGGGTTTATTATAGCAAAAGGCTTGTAAAAGTACAAGCCATTAGGGTAGTTATTTTTGACTTACCTTTAAAGTATATTCACCGCCAAAAAACCTATTTATAATCGACCTCAATTGCATGACCTCGCCCCTATCTTGAATAGCCCCACGTTTTAAAAACCCTGTTAACTTTCTACCATCTATTTTTTCGCCCTTATCAGTGTACCAGCCCTTAGCCTTTTTAGTGATCATCTGCTTTTGAAATTCAAAGTAAACTACACCATTTTTTCTTTCAATAGTTGACATATAAAGCCCCTTATAGGTATTTTAGGATTGCTATCTTTAACAATAATGAGTCTAGCATTCTATCTATTACAACACAAACTACGATCCCCACTATTACCGGAATAACTATTTTTAAAAAGTAAGGTGATAATACTACCTTTAAAAAGTAGCCCCATATAGTGGGGAATAATATATTAATTAAGTAAGTGTAGAACATGGTTTTTCCTTTTTTTGTTTTTCAGTATGTAAAGTATAGCCTGCTTTAAAATAAAAAGTGTGACATAGATCACAAAATCCAGGATTGGCTTCAGGGCTCCTACAAGCCATTTTAAGCCATTTTAGCCTTTAGGCTTATGGTTATTCCTCTTACCGGAGAAGTCTAGCGAGAGGCATTTTGCACCAAATTGGTGCATCCCCGTTATTCCAAAATGTTCTAAAAAGCCCATTGACTTTTTGAAACTAGCACTTTTTAGCCATTAAAAATCTCCAATGACGCGACCTGAGCCAATGTATTGATACAATTTTTAAATCGCTTACAATGCCGTACAGTGAGCCGTATCCCTGTGCATAATGTATAAGCCATTTTTTGGCGAAAAATAAAAACCGACTTATCCACAGGTTATACATTATCCACAGGGTTCACAGGCAAATTAAGCCACCCTTAGCCCTTGCAGGTTTTTGCTGTTTTATGCGGTTTTGTGCCGTGTGGGTAACTTGTTAATAACTAGTCCTAATTGTATAAGTTATACACGTAACAATCTATGCAAGATCTATGCCAACATTTTTTCGCGCGCGGAATCGCGATTCTTTTTGATCCTTTTTCCTGGATCCTGGATCTTTTTAGGATGCGATTTTTAGGATCTGCTAATCTCTTATATTAGCCCTTACTAATACACATAATTCCAATTCACACCTAAAAATAAAAAGCAACCTTTATTTTTTAAAAGCCCTAGCATATATTAAACCATAACGCAAACCGAAAAAATTGGGGTTAATTTCCTGGCGAAACCCTCAAAAGTACAACTTTACATTAAAAACCCTTTAAAATCAGTGACTTAACAGTTGCATAGTTACAGAAAGCCCTTCGTATATTAGTTTTATCTTATGTAAACAGGAAGCCACCTATAGATGATCCTAAGCAATTTTAATTTTATATGATTAAACGCTATGGGGTACTATCGAACGCCCGTTACCATTCCATTTTCGAATAAATCAGTATTTTCTAATATACCCAAAAATATAGGTAAAAATAGGCTAAAAATAACCCCCTTTTATAAGGAAACGCGCCTGCGCGCGAATAGCACACCATGCCGTTACTAGCAAGCTATTTTTTAATTAAATTCTTTTTAAATTAACTGTAAAGAAAGGTTGACGTTTTAAAAATTGTAGCGTAACATTAACCTATTGAAACGAAACGCAGACGCGAACCGCTTTAATTGCTCTTTAACAGTTTAGCTTTTATTAGTAACTTAAAAATAGAAGTTAAAATTAGTTTAAAGAAAGGTTGACGTTTTAAAAATTGTAGCGTAACATTAACCTATTGAAACGAAACGCAGACGCGAAACGCTTTAATTGCTCTTTAACAATTCGGATTAAAACGCTTGGCATAGTCGAGTAAAATAGCCTAATTAAAACCTAGGTTATTTCTTAAAATGTTTTTATATAGAAAGCATTTTAAGAAGTAAAATTTTTTACTTCGCAACCAAAACCTTCAAGGTTTAAGGATCTAAAATGTCAGATACAACTAAAAAAGCCGCGTTTTCTTGGAACGAGAAAAACAGTAAAATAGTTGCGGAAATGTATACTGCAAGCGGTAACGATAACTCAAAAAAGAACCTCGATACTATTGCCGAGTCGGTAGGGGCTAAATCGGCGGCTAGTGTTCGCGCAAAACTTTCTAGTGACAAAGTTTACGTTTTAAGCACAACAACCGCAGGCAAAGCCAAAACGCCAAAGGCAAGCAAGCAGGTTATTGTAAATAATCTAGAGAGTATTCTAGGACTAAAAAAAGACGCTCTGGATACGCTAGAGAAAGCGAATGTTACGGCACTTGAGGCACTCACTAAGGCAGTGGTTTACATGGGATCAGATCAAGCTATTACTGACTCTTATGATATTATGGAAGAACGTCATGCTGCCGAGGAAGAAAAAGAGCTTGAAAAAGCAAAATTGCAGGAAGCGGTTAACGCGGCTGAATCTGAAGCGGATCAGGAATTATCAGATTCAGACTCAGACAGCGAAGAACTCGCTTAAATAGTACCAGCAAAGGGGGAAGTTCCCCCTTTTTATCATTAACTAATCAATCCTATTTTTAGGATCAGGGAAAAAAATCACATGAAAAAATCACAAATTGAACAAATATTAAAAATGGCTCTGGATCTGAATTTTTACGGTAAGAGATTGCTTACTGTAAAAGATCGCATTGCTGAACTGATCATTGAATCTCTGGAGCTTGAAATAACGAGTGCAAAAGTTCGGCATATTCTAGAAAAAATAAGCCTGTAAAATCGGCAAAAGCTAAAGCAGTAAAAGAGGAATTGCCCCCGCTTGTGCCAACATTTAAAGGAACAGTAACAGAACGCGACAAAGGGCTTACAGTGTTACCTTGCGGGCGTTACATTATAACATCAGCGCAGAACAACACAGAACTACATTCAAGTTTCTACGAGTTAATAGCTCAAGCCGAGCAGCTTGATGCCACTTTGTTAGTTATGCCAATCAAGTACACTACGACATTAGAACAGCGGGAGAAAAAAGAACCTAATTTTCACGCTGATCTAAAGCCCTACCTCTTATCTGAAAATTGCTTTATTGGTAGTAGAAAAGGTGTTCGCTTATGTGTTACCGCTGCAATCCTACCCACGGCTAAACAGCCGATCAATACAGCAAAACAACTCAACACAGGCGAAGCACTAACGCTGGTTAGTAGCCCCAAAAGCCAGATTTTAACATTGCCACGCCCCAAAGGTGGGGATCATAGGTGGCTATATACTAGCAAGACAGCAACAAAGCGACATTATACAGACAGCCGGATCGGTGACGAATCGGAAGCAGAACATACTTTTGGGGGTATAGACTTGGAAGTTTTTCCAGATGGTACTATAGATCATTGTGAGCTAATAGCGGAAGAAGAAAGCGGATTTATTTTCAACCCTAAAGTGGATGTTCATGGAGTAGTTGGTTTAATAGCGGGTGATCTGCATTGCGAAAAAATGGATAAAAACAGCTTTTCAAGGTTGTTAGATCAGATTGAAAAATATCAACCTAATCAATTAGTTACACATGATACGCTCGACATGGAAAGCCGCAACCACCACAACCGTAACAGTGGTAGGTTCCTATACCAAATGGGTACAAAGAAGGTTATTGATGATCTAGGTGTAGCCGTTGATCATTTGCAACGCCTTGCCGCTTTAGTTCCCGAGCTTTTTATAGTCGCCTCCAATCATGATGATGCGTTAAGTGGATGGCTTGATGATCCTCATTACCGAGCCGATCATGATCCCTTGAATTCTAAGACTTATCATTATCTTAAATATTGCATTATGGATCACATTGATAACTCAGAAGAAAGATTAAACGTTTTTGATTTAGCTTGTCGTGAGTTGTCAGATCAGGTGGGAGAGTTGCCCGAAAATATCCAGTTCGGACATTTAGATCAGCAATTCAAAATAAATGGTGTAGAATGTGGTCAACATGGACATAACGGATCAGGAGGGGCTAGAGGTTCAGCCCGAACATTTAAAGGCTACCAGATGCCAATCATCACCGGACACACTCACAGCCCACAAAAAAATGGGAATCAGGTAACAGTTGGGGTAACTGGATCGCTTGAAATGGGTTACAATAAAGGCGGTAGCGCGTGGGATCGTGCCAATGCGCTTATCCTTGAGTCGGGGATCATTTTATTAGTACCAGTCTATAAAATCAACGAACCGCAAACCTAATCAAACCAATTAATTAACCCCCTGCTTGCAGGGGGTAAGGAAATATAAGCAATGAAAAAAATAATTGAAATATTTGATCTTGATGGAACAGTGATCTGTTCTAAACATCGCGTTAAACATGCTTTACTTGATGGTGTTTTTAATGTGTTTAAATACATTACAGAATGCAACACTCCCGAATTGATAGCAAAAGATCAATTATTACCGCTTGCCTTTTACATGCAAAAGAAAGCCCATGATGGATCTGAGTTTGCTATTCTAACGGCTAGATGTTTAGACAGTCACGACATCGAATTTTTAATTAAGAATGGTCTTATTAACGGAAAAACCCTGTTAATAAGCCGTCAGGGTATCGACAAGGCGATTAGTGATTTACCTGATGCACATTATAAGGTTAAGCAGTTTAAGCGCATACAAGCCCATTATGGAGCGGATAATCATTTTATACTATACGAGGACATGCCCGATATTTTGGAAGCGATGCACGATCAAGGGGTTACTTGCATAGATGCAATAGAACTAAATAGAGAATTAAAGGCAGAACCCCCAGAATTTAACAACGTGATAGTTAAGGAGAAGTTATTACCACGGCTTATGGATTCCTTATTTGTTACCGGATCATTCACCTAATATTTTATACTAAGCCCATGATCATATGGGCTTCAGGAGAATACAGCATGTCAATTAGTAAGTTAGCCACGGACTATGAATATTCACAGCCTGTTAGCTGCCACAAACCCACCGTAGGCAACGTTTATCTAATAAACTATGATGACGATGTCGTCATCGTAATTATAGCCGATGGGAATCACGAGGCGATGATCATAACAGGGGAAAAATTAGGCGAGTTAATAGACGTTTGCAAGTTTTTAGATCAATTAATAGTACCTAATCAGATCAAAGAAATAGAGGTTATTATTAAGGTACGAGATCATATGTATTCCGACAAATTATTAAAGGGGGTTTAATATGTCAGACAGTATTTTATTATATAATGAGCCAGATGCACCCAGACAACCGCCTGAGGTAGAAGTCTATCAGGGTGATCTGTTTATCACTAGGGATGATGAGGATTGCGGCAAGGTGTTGATCATGGTAACAGATGAAGATACTATTGTTATACTAACAGGGGTAGACATTGGTAGCGTATATGATTTTAGTGATTACGAAGGGGAGCTAATACAAGAGAATAAGGTTAGCAAGATCCACGTTAGCGTGATCTCGATGTCAATTTAGATCACACATCTACATCCACATCCTAGATCCAAATCCTGGATCTAGGATGTGGGTAGGGGGTTAGGAGACTAGATCCTTAGATCCTGACCCCATGCGCCCCCTCGCATGATAAGCCTACACAAAATGAACAGGTTACCTAAGGCGTTATAAAATAAGTAAGCTTTTAACGGGAACTAAGGGAAGTAACGGGATCTAAATAGTTAACAGCATAGTCTTCTGTTATATTAAAATCTCACCGTAACCCTCCCCGCCCTCCGAGAATGCCCTGTATTTCTGGAGATCCCTGATTAAAAGAGACTAGCGTAAAAACCCCGAAGAAAAGCCATTCTCAGAAATTTTATTAAAAATTAACTTGTAATATTAGAGATTAGAGTATATAGTTATGGTATATAGGAGATAAACAAATGACAGATGATAACAATACAGATTTACTAGTACCAGAAAATACTCCGCCCGAAGGTCTTGCAGTAGCTGAGTCATATCTATCACATCAAGGAGATTCCCGAAAGGTTTGTACAGAACTAGGGTTAACTGCCGAGGTTGTGGAGAAGCAGCTAAAGAAACCAGAAGTAAGTGGATACATCAATAGAATGTTCAGCGAGTCTGGATTTAGAAATAGACATAGATTATTTGGTCTTTTAGATCAGGTAATTAATTTAAAATTAGATGAAATGCAGGAGTCAGGGTTAGGGTCAACCATGGATATTATGGACATACTTAAGTCTGCACATCAAATGAAGATGCAGGAAATGAAATTAGAAGTGGAAATGGTAAAAGCATCTAATGAAGCAGTGCCTACAACTCAGAATAACATACAAGTCAATAACAACATACCGGGCTCTAGTGATCCTGCATATATGGACGTATTAGACTTACTAACCACAGGTAAGAAGTAATGTACTGTAGCCGCGATTATGTTTCCACTACTGAAATAACCCAGTTTACACCTGAAGAGCGTTTCTTTAAATTACCTGTAGAACGCTTTTTAGAAAATGTTAAATCGGATACCGGAGCACCTATTATACCTAATGGTCCTCAGTTAGGTATCATTAATGCTGTAAATAACCCCTCAATAAGATTTGTAGTTGCATGTGTTAGTAGACGTGTAGGTAAATCCTTTGTTAGTTTTGCATTGGCGTTCTTGAAAGCTTTAGAGCCTAACCAAACTATACTTATAGTAGCACCTAACTACTCTTTAGCAAATATAGGTTGGACTGAGATTAAGAAGTACATAAAACAGTTTGGACTTACTACTGTTAAAGAGAACGCGAAAGATAGAGAAATAGAGCTATCAAATGGTACTCTAATAAAACTAGCCTCCGCAGCTAACGCTGACTCGGCAGTTGGTCGTTCTTATGACCTAATTGTATTTGATGAGGCTGCCTTAAGTGATGCCGGTGGTGTTGCCTTTGAAGTCGCTTTGCGACCTACTCTTGATAAGCCGCAGTCTAAAGCTATATTTATAAGTACCCCTCGCGGTTCTAACTGGTTTAAACGCTTCTATGAGCAAGGTAAATCTATGGAGGAGAGCTTAGAGAACTGGTGTGCTATACATGGTACGTATGAAGATAACCCTCGAGCTTCTGTACAGGATGTAGAACAGGCTCGATTAACTTCCTCAGATGCTTATTTTAGACAAGAGTATCTAGCAGACTTTTCAACCTTCGAAGGACAAGTATTTGAATCCTTTGACCGTAAACGCCACGTTGCTGACCTTAGTGAGATGGACTTTAGTGGAGATAAGTGGGAAAATATTCTGGGAGTGGATCACGGTTATCGAGACCCTACTGCAGGTGTTGTATTTTCTTATGATGCAGACGAGGATCACTTCTACTTACGTTGGGAATACCAGAAGACAGCATCATCAACAGCTCAGCATGCTTTAGTGTTTGGACCTGTTATGGAAGACTACGATATAGACTTCTGCTTCATAGATGCAGCGGCTGCCCAGTTCAGGGCCGATTTAGCCTATGAGTATGATATTTCAAGTAACCCAGCTAAAAAGTCTGTAAACGATGGTCTGGATTACATCTGTATGCTATTAGACAGGGATATGCTAACCGTTGATGTACGGTGTGAATTGGCAATTGCGGCCTTTGTAAACTATCGCTGGGATACCCGTGAAGGTTTATTAAAGGAACGACCTGTACACAATGAGTATAGTCACATAGCCGATGCTATACGGTATGCTCTTTATACTTTTACAAACTAGACTTGACATTTAGTTAATGTTGGAGTAGGGTATGTGTTATTAAATAAATATATAAAATCAATGGAGATACAATAATGATCGAGACAGATACTTTTTTAGGTGAGATCGGTAATGGTTCTAGTATACTAACTACAGGAGCCCCATTTTCGTTAGAGAGTACATGCTCTTTAACATTTTACTCAGATGAGTACATTACACCTGTAGCCCCTACTGGAGGTACAGTACTTGTTACTGCATCTGATGACGGATTTAACTATGGTAGTGTTAGTAATGGTACTATCGAGTTCCCCACAGATGCTTACGGACGCCCTAATTTCTATGGCTATGTTACTCACGTAAAGGCCAAGTTAACTGATATTACTGGGGCTACACACTTTAGATTGCGTGTACATAACCTTAAAAATAAATAAGGAGATTCTATGAGTGATTTTCTAAGTAGAGTAATACAGAATACAGAAGGGTTTGAAGTACCTTACGGGTTCCCTGAAGTTACGGAAACCTCTTTTTCTACTAGGCGTTTCGCTAGTGGTGTGTGGTCACCTTTATCTTTATTTAAGAGTGGTGAGCAGGGAGCATGGTACGACCCGTCTGACATCTCAACACTGTTTCAGGATGCAGCAGGCACTACCCCAGTTACTGCGGATGGCGACCCTGTTGGTTTGATGCTAGATAAATCTGGCAACATCAACAACGGGACTCAACCAGTATCAGTAGCTAGGTCTGTATTTAACACATTGCCTAGCAGATTAACTATTGATAAAGTTGATGATGCTATTGTTGTAAATGTCCCAGTCGGAGGTTGGATCGGCTCAATGGTAATTGCTACAAGTGACGGCACAGCAAGTTATGGAGTTGATTTGCCGGCTGGAGACTATGAAATTGGTGGTAATTACTTTTCAAGCAACACGATTAATGGTGTGTTGCTGAGAGAAGGTGTAGTGGATGCAAATGACCTAGCTAAGACAGAGTGTTATTTTGTAGGAAAAGGGGCTAAGGCCAGCTATGGTGATGCCACTAATTTTAATGCTGCTTGGTATAGAAACAACCTAACAAGCTTTCCACTGCTTGATGTGAGCAGCGGTGTTGATTTTAGGTCTGCTTGGAACGACAACAATCTAACAAGCTTTCCACTGCTTGATGTGAGTAATGGCACTAACTTTAGGCGTGCTTGGAACAGTAACCCCCTTGTTGATTTTCCTGCTAATATGTTTGATAACTGTTTAGCTGCTAATTTCGACTCATGCTTCAGCAATACTGACTTATCGGAGTCGAGTATAGATGCAATACTAACGAGCATAAACAGTAACGGCACAAGCAACGGTACATTTGACCAGTCGGGAGGGTCGGCCCCAAGCGCAGCGGGTGAATCGGCTATATCATCTATGCGTAGCCGAGGATGGGTAGTTACAGTTACAGGAGGTTACTAAAATGACGACTGAATATACACAACGAGCAACTATCGCCGCTCCTAAGCATCTAATGCATGAGGCTAATCAATTAGCGTTAGCCCTAGGAGAGTCTATTGCTGATGATAAGACTTTTACAACAGCAAGCTATCAAGACACAGAAGGAAACTTATACGCTGTAGCGTCAACTGTTGCTAAACCCATATTTGCAGAGATGGCGGGGCAGCCTTTGAAATCGCCTAACTACTCACCTGATATGGATTTAGAGGCAGCTACGCGCGCACAGCAGTTGTTGCAAATTAATAATGGTATTGCAACGCCTGATGTTATAGCTGTTATTTTAGGTGGCAATGACGAGAGCGCACAAGAGCATATTAAAAGTCTTGGATTAGAACGTGTACCAGAAGAAAATTAAGTGGCGGTTTTTAAGCATTATTTACGGCACTGCTTTTAGTAATCAACCCCTATAGCAAGGTTAATTAAATAAACCAAACCTTAGCTTAATTTAAACCTTCAATAATTACCGTAAATAACTAGGCTTTTTGTGCCTAGTTTACTTACTGGAAATAGAAAGATAAGTTTACATTTACGAGTAAAGTCTATATAATATCTTTATTGAATTGAAAGAAAGTAGTATTTACCTTAGGAATAAGGTTCGGCTGGCGCTTATGCTACTTTCTTCTAATAATAAAAGATCTTAAATATACTATTAAGGATAAGTAATGGCTACTAACACTAACAAAAGAGCTCCTACTAAGCATATCCGTGATGGTATTAAGGCCAAGTATAAGAAGTGTTCCTACTGTGAAATATGCGGTGTACAGGAACACCTCGAAATACATCACTACACCACAGTGTCCCTTCTCCTTAAATCCTATGCGGAGGCAAATAGTATATCTATTGCCAATGATGATGATGTACTCGCAATGCGCGAGAAGTTCTATCAAACACACAGCTTTGAGCTTATAGAGGACACGGTAACCTTATGTAAAGCGCATCACGCGTCGCTACATAAGACCTACGGAGTTACACCACCCCTACATACTGCCAACAAGCAGGCTGAATGGGTGAAGAAACGACGTGACACTGTCGGCGTACTTGATGTACTACCAGAAATAAATAGCACTAAAGGGGCTAAGAAGAAAATCCGGAAATCGAGTTGAATACTTGTGACCTATCTTCTTTTCAAACTACTATACAACCTCTTAGTGATTATAAGGTATAAAGAATGGGCATCAAAACATGGGTAGCTGAGGCTTTAAAACTTAACCCAGCACAATCAACAATGTCTGATGCGGAGACTTCTAGGAATAGTTCTAATACTAAGCCTTTCACAACTAAAGCTGCCTATAGAGATGTAGAGATAGTTAATAGATGTGTAAATCTTCTAATAGACAGTGCAGCACAAGTTGACTTTGAAGTCAATACTAAGTATGGTTTTACTTCTTTAGCTAGTGCTTCTACAAAAGGTGGTGTTAGAAAAGATAAGTTACAAGAAGTGCTTAATGTTCGACCTAACCCATATATGGATATAAGTTCGTTTAGAAGATTATTAATGATGGATTTCTTCATGGAAGGATGGGCATTTATGCATTGGGATGGTATGTCTTTATATCACTTACCTGCTGCAAGAATGGAAGTTTACTCGGACAGTAGAACCCTTATACAAAAATATGTATATGATGGTGTAACAGAATTCAAGCCTTCTGAAGTAATAATGGTTAGGGATAACTACTATGAAGTAGGCGGAACTTCGGGTATCGCTGGACAGTCTAGGGTTATGAGTTGTCTTAGTAGTGTAACCGCTAGGGATGAGTTACTTAAGTTTAAAAGAACTTCTTTAAAAATGGTGCACTATTCAGTTTAGTTGTTGAAACAGATGCAGTATTAAGTAAGAAGATCAAGAAACGCTTCTCAGATGAAGTTACTACAGAGTTTAATCCTAGAACGGGTAAGCGCTCTGCTTTAGTATTAGATGGTGGGATGAAGGCTAAGTCTTTAACACCTACTTCTACAAAAGATCTTGAGGTTTCTCAAGATGTAAAAGACTATGAGAGTAACATAACAAAAGCTTTAGGTGTTCCGCCTATCCTCCTTGACTCCGGCAACAATGCTAATATTCGTCCTAATATAGACTTGTTTTATTATATGACAATACTTCCTAATACAAAGAAATTTAAATCTGCTTTTGAGTTATTCTTTGGATATAAGATAACTACCACTACAGATAACATTGCAGCTTTATTACCTGATAACGTAAAAGAAGCTAATGCTGTAAGTGCTAAAGTTAACAACGGTATCATTACGCCTGCAGAAGGTCGTGATGAGTTACGTTATGTTAAGTTAGAGGATCAGGATATGGATGTTATAAGAATACCTGCAAACATATCTGGCTCTGCTACAGGTGTATCAGGTCAACAAGGTGGTAAACCGCCCACAGATCAAGGAGATGAATGATGAAAGACTATGCAACTGTAAAAGAAACTTACATTGCACGTTATCCTCATTCATTTTCCGCATCAGGAAGAGTACTTGTAGTCGCTGGAAACACCGGATAGTTAACTACTATGAATGGCAGTTAGATCCTTTAATAACAAAAGCACATGAAACATCTTTTAAAAAGCAGTTTAGGACTGGGGTAATCCCCAACTTAGATGGTTATACAGAGATGTGGTATGAAAAAGACCTAAAGTTTGATGACGCACTTAGTATAGTGACTGAAAAACTAGGGGACTCCCTAAGGAGTTTTAATGGATAATTTAACATTATCTGCTACCTGTATCGTAAAAAGTATAGGCACTGAGGAGGATAACTCCCCACTTATAATAACTGGAATGGCTAACACCATATCAAAAGACCGTGCAGGGGACGTCATACTAGCTACTGCTTGGACAACCTCTAATGCTATAAAAAATTACTTAAAAAATGCTATTATTCTTTTTGGTCACGATCACTCGAGACCTATAGGTAAAGCAATAAGTGTACGTCCTACTGAGTATGGACTAGAGATAGAGGCAGAAATTAGTAGAGCATCAGGGCCTATATATGATCTAATAAAAGAAGGTGTCTTAAAAACCTTTAGTGTTGGATTTAGATGCCTAGACGCTGAGTATGACGCTTTATCGGACATTTATATTATAAAAGATGTAGAACTATTAGAAACTAGCGTGGTTGCCGTACCTTGCAATCAAGACTCAACTTTCCAAGTATCAAAAGCCCTAAACGCTCATGACTATAGTGAGTTTAAAAAACAAGTTATAGCTAAACAACTCAGCTATCACCCATCGAAAAGCTAGCATTACAGCTAGGTATTATTAAGGAATAATTAATATGACAAATGAAGAAATGAAAGCGTTAAAAGAGTCCCTTGGACTAGATAAGATTGAAAAAAGTCTTATCAAACGGGAAGAAACCGATGCTTTAGCTGTTAAGAAAGCTCAAGAAGAAGCTCGACAAGCCCAAGAAGAAGCTCGTGTTACCAGTCTGGTTGATAAAGCTACTGGTGAACAGAAAACAAAACTAGCTGATGCAATCAAAATGATTGGTGCTTTACAAGAGCAGCTAGAAAAGAATGATGTAGCATCTTTTGCTAAGCAAGTAGAGAGTATGCAAGCAGATTTAACTGCTAAGTCAGAAGAAATTGCACAGATCCTAGCAGCCCGTGAAGGCAAGCAAGGTGTAGCAATGGGTGTTTCTAAGGCTATCTTTGATGAACAGCAAGAAGAAAAAATGGATAAGTCTGTTTTACTAGCTGCAATTATGAAGAAAACTGTAGAAGAAACAGCTTTTGGTTCTGAAACTATTAAAACAGTAAATGGTTCTTCTTCTATTGAAGTAGCATCAGAAAGCTTTGAAACTGTATTCTCTAACCGTATTCTGCGTGACGTAGGTAAATTGCTTGTAGTTGGTAACTTGTTTACTGAATTACCTATGATGAGTAAAACACTTACTATGCAAATTGAACCAACTACAGCTGGAGCAGCTACGTGGGTTGCTGCTTCAAGTTTTGGTACTAATGCTAGTTCAGGTGGAGAAATTACTGCTGCATTAACAGAGATTACTTTCACAACTTTCAAGTTAGCTGCTAAAGCTTACATGACTGACGAAACAGAAGAAGACGCTATTACAGCATTGCTTCCTATTATCCGTCGTCACCTTGTTGAATCACATGCTGAAGCTATTGAAGCTGCCTTCATGGGTGATAGTACTGCATCTGTAGTAAATGCAGGTAAACCTACAGGTTTACTACGTTATGCTAAAATTGACTCTAATACAGTTCTTACAACTGCTAAGGCGGACGGAACAACTAAAGTTAAAGGATCAATGATTCACAAGCTACGTCGTAGCTTAGGTATTAAAGGTCTTAAATTGCCTGAGTTAGTTCTTATAGTCTCTATGGATGCCTATTACGACTTGATCGAAGATGAAGATTTTAAATCTGTTGACTTAGTAGGTCCAGAAGCTGCCTTGTTACTTCAAGGTCAGGTAGGTCGCATTTACGGTATGCCTGTTGTAATCTCTAGCTACTTCCCTGCAAAAGCAGTTAGTAAAGAGTTCTGTACAATCGTTTATCGTGGTGACTTCATTGTACCTCGTCAACGTGCAGTTACTATTGAGACAGATCGTGAAGCAGCTTCACAACGTGATGCTTACTACGTTACACAGCGTCTTAACTTACAACGATACTTTCCAGGAAACGTTGTAACAGGTACTTACGCAGCTACCTAACCTAAAAAGATAATTATAACCAATACAGGGGTAGAGCTTAATAGCCTACCCCTTTTTTGTAAGGAGTTTTTATGGCAAATTCAGTTACGTTAGACGAATATAAGGTATTCGCAAGCATAGCAGGGGATAAGACCAATGAGCAAATAATTAGCCTATTAGCATCCAGTACTATACTAGTCGAAAAATATATGGGTATTACTTTAGCAGGTACAAATACTGAGGTAGTATTATTTACAACTGAGGGACGCGCACTGTACTTTTTAAATACAGTTGGTACTGTAACATATGCTGAATACTTCAATAGGGTTACAGGCGCAACTACAGAATTGACTGAATTTTTAGATTATATACAGGGGGACTTAGAGTTTACTTTAATAACCCTCCCTGTACGGGACTACGATACGGTAACTCTAAATCTTAGTGAACCAATGATACCAGATTTAGGTAGTTTTAGCTCAGATGTTAAATTAGCAGTAATGCTGCTTACCCAGCACTACTTTAAAGGTGAATACAATAAAACAAGTGCTAGTAGTGGATCTCAGCAAGTAGATTATCGAGAGTCACGTAGTTTACCTGACAGTGTACGTACTATATTAGACTTTCACAGGATTCTATAATGAGTTTTTAAAAATACGAGTAAATTCTTTAAGGCGGAAATAGAGGCATATGCTGAAGCAGAGAATAGGTCCTCTAATACAGAAGGTACTGCTAACTTCACAGAAACCACTAATGGAAAGAAGATAATAAAAGAAAAAGCCCAATTTGAAGTACCTGATTACGTTGACGATATGGAGAGAAAGGTCCTTAAAAAACGTGTATCAAAGTATATGGCTAATAAGATGGTTGCTTCCTTTCGTGATAGTATGTCAAGCACTCGAGGTACTACCTTAGAAGCTCTCTCTTTAAAAACTTGCAGGCACTAAGAACGTAGGTAGAAAAACAAAGAAGACAAAAGCCAAATATAGATACTGGAACAACCGAAGAAACTAGTGGTTTAATAGAAACCGTTGGTGGAAAACGTAGACGTGCTAGTACTTTACGGGGTTTACTACAGGAAATAATGCAAAGGTACGTGGTAGCAGATATGACTAGGCCTAATGCACCTCTGAAATTTCAATCAGGTAGGTTTGCAGGGAGTACACAGGTAACAGGGGTAGCAGTACAAGGAAATAATATAAGTTTATATTTTAGCTATATGGTACGTCCTTACTCTGTATTTGATCCTTCTGTATCAAGCTATATGAACCTATCCAGTGAAGGACGTAATCCTAGAAGAATCATAGGTTCTGCACTAGATAAGGCAGCTAGGGACGTTATACACGCTAGATATAATATTAATATAAGACAGGGAGTATAACATGAGTAATAGAGCAAGTATTAAAGGGGCATTAATAGCCTCTATGAATAGCGAGATGTCAGCTGCTAATGCAGGTAGTGTTTACTACACAGACATAGATAAAAATGTACTAGGAGATACTCTATTCTCCGATGGTATTGATATATTCCCTGCTATATCATTAGTACTAGGACCAGAAAGAACAGAGTATCTACCTAGTGGTTTTAGGTGGCAATATCTAACCATGTACGTAAGAGCACATGTAAAGTCCCAGGACGAGACAGAGGAACAATTAGAGGAGTTAATAGCTGATATAAAACTTTTATTGACAACTTTGAAAGATTAGAATATACTGTTATAAATCCAGACTCAAGTGAGACAATTAAGACTGTTACCCAAATAACTATACTGTCCGTAACCACAGACGAGGGCATTTTAAAGCCTATTGGGCTTGGTGAGGTTAATATAGAAATTAGGTACTCAGACCGCTCAAGAAAATAAAATACGAAGGAGACCTTAAATGGCAGATAATATTCAAGTAGTACGCGACACCCGGCTTTGGGTGAGCACAGCAACAGGTGCTTCGCCTACTTACAGTCCAAGTAACACTTGGGAAATAGAGATTCAGAATGACTTCAGTTTCTCACAAGACAACAACACTTCTGATATTACAGTAGAAGAGGGTGGGGCGGCACCTGCCCGTGGTTCTAAGAGATTTAACGACTCACTTAACCCTGCAGATTGGAGTTTCGCTACATACTTACAACCCTACAGTAGTACAGCATACTCTGCAGTAACAACCCCAGATGCTATTATGTGGCATTCTTTAGCTAGTTCTGCTCCTTTTGATTTAGCTACTGCGGAAGGTGTTAGTGGTAACGATGTAAACATGCTAGTAAACTTTGTAGGCAACAGTGTACACGTGCTTAATAAGTTTGACTTAATATTTAACGTAGACAACGTTTGGTATAAGATTACTGACTGCCAAGCAGGTTCCGCTGCAATCAACGTAGACATCACTGACTTAGGTATGGTTACTTGGACAGGACAAGGTACTACATTAATACCTTTGACTTCTGCACCTTTCGACCCTGCTACAGATACTACAGTATATACTGCTGAAGCCTTAAGTGCACCATACATTGAGAATAGACTTACTACTATGGTAGTAATCAACAACGATGGTTCAGTAGCTTATGAAGTTCCTATTACTAGTGCTAACTTAGACATTAACAATAATATTACATACCTAACGCCAACTACTCTAGCACGTCTAGATAAGCCAGTTGCTTCGTACACAGGTAATTTTGATGTGTCAGGAACGCTAGAGGCTTACCTACGTACAAATGCTACAGGTGATGGAGGAACAGCAGAACTATTGGAAGATATGTTAGCAGCTAGCTCAGTAACTAATAGTTATACTATCGCTATTTGTATGGGTGGTCGTTATAACCAACCATCACCAGGCGTGGTTTTAGTCATGGACTTAGCTCATCTTAATATACCTACAATAGACACAGGTGACATGCTTACTACTTCTATAGAAATGAAGGGTATCCCTAGTGATTTTTCCGCAGGTGACGAAGTGTATATCGGCATGAGCCCAGTATACACTGATACTATTATAGAAACACTAATAACTACTGGAGATGGTAAGGTAGTATAAGGAGATACATATGAGTAAGTATGTTATTAAAAAAGAGTCGGTAGTGACTTTAGAATATGATGGGGATTTCTTCATCTTAGACGCACTTGGTAGCTATACTTACTCACAGACTTATGTAAGAAATAGTAATTCGCGCAAAACATTACATAAGAAAGTATCTACGCCCTTAACTATAGTATCGGGTAAAAACCCTGGCACTTCCTCTATGCAGGTTAATAGTACGGATTCATATATTGAGTCTGTACTTCTAACTTTAGTAGGGCTAAGCAACGATAGGAAAGCTTGGTGGCTACCTGATGAACTTCCAATAGAGCCTACCTACTTTAACCTATATATAGTAAACCAAGGCAGTACTGTAAAATTAGAAAACTGTGCAGTATCTAGCTTAGACTTATCCCTTAATAAACAATCAACACTATCCTTCAGTATAGGTATGGAGTTTTCTAATATAGTTTTAGATAGCGAAGATGTACAAAGTAGTACCTACCAAGGTAACGCACACCCTGAAACTAGTGAACTTAGTGTAGAAGTGGAAAGCATTGATTTATACTCTAGTGTATGGTTACCAAGTTTAAGGAGTGTATCCTTTTCTTTACAGCAAGATTTCTCATGGAGAAACGATAATAGTATACATACCTTACACAAAATGTATGTACCCACAAAGGCTATAGTATCTGATTTTTAGTTAATACTATAATAGCTGTCTATGCTAAAACAGATAAAGTACTACCTGAAATAACTACACATGCAGATATTACCATAAAATATGGTAGTATACTAACTATAATAATAAGTAATGCAACTATCACTAAACGATACGAAGTTAGTGAAGTATTAGGATTACAATATGATCTATCCCTACAGGAAAACTCTTCTGTAGCAGTGGAATATGGAGCACAATAATGAAACTTAATTTAAAAGACCTAGTAGTAAACGCAACAGAAGCACAATTCGAATTCCCTTTATGTCCAGGTATGAAAGTAACTATTGCATATACTAATAAAGTACTATTAAATAATATACGTACTAGCGCAATGATTCAGAAATTCGATAAAGAAACAGGACAGCCTTACCAAGACTTAGACACTGAAAAGTATTTAGACAACTATATTAAAGCAGTGGTAAAAGGATGGTCAGGTTTTACAGTAGAACACTTGAATGACATGGTTCTGATTGATAAAACTGACTTGGATATGGATAAAGAAATAGACTTTGACCATGATACTGCAGTTTTCCTTATGAATGAAGCATCTGCATTCGATACATGGGTGGTAACCACAGCTAAACAGCTAGAGAATTTTCGTAAGCAAAAATAGAGATTTTCTTTTTGAAAAGTTAGACACTTACTTAGATAAGCAAGGTACTTTTACACGTAAAAAGTACCTTCAAGTATGTGAGCAGATGGGTGATATACCAGACCGAAACAGTATGCCCTTAGATATATCAGACTTCCCACTGCCTGTGACTTTTGCATTAGACTTATATGGTAAGCTAGGGGATAGGTATGCTACTACAGACCTAGGTTTACTTTATATAGGTAAGGATCTAGCTACGTTACCATTACTATTCTCTTACTCAGATATACCAGAAAATGAACACTGTTTCTTTTAGATATAATACACTATTTAGATGCAAGGGCAGTTAGAGACTCAGCAAAGCGTATGCAAAATGTAGCTAAAAAAACTAAAAGCTAAACAAGGTAAAAAATAAAACAATTAACACCTCCAAGTAAATTCCACGAGGTATTTGCCCTAACTGTAGTGGTTAGGGCTTTTTTAGGAGAACAAATGAAAAAAATCATTAACTATCACAGATAACCTACGTACTAGTGTAAAAGACTTACAGGATAAAGTATTTAGCAATAACTTATTATTAAGCGCCTTAGGTAACACAGCACTTCCAGGTAAGTTTACTTATGTACCTTATACAGACGTTCCTGCACTGCTTTCTTACAACTTACGTTGTAGGGGGGTTACGTGGTTACAAAAGAAGTTACATACCCTTCCCTGCTGTAATAACCGACGAGACTATAGAAGACGCAGCGATAGACATATTACCAGCACTTACTGATGTACTATCCGCTCAGCTTAGTTATAACTTAGAAGATACTGTTACTACGGCAATAAAAGCACTTGCTGTTACTCCTTTAGTAGATGCACCTACTGCAAAGACAGCGATTCATAAGTTACTAGCAAGCTTTATACCTACAGTATTTAGTATAACAGGCACACCTATTATAGCTGTATCTTATAATACTTATTTTGATTTATACTTAGACAGTGATCCAATAACTAAGCTGCCAGGCTTTAACATAGTACCTTGTGCTTCTTTAGCCAACGCAGATAATGACATTATTATAATGCACCCACATGGTTCGGTACTTGGTTACGAATTAAAAGAGTTAGAACGAACCCGCGCAGGTGGGACAGGTACTTCAACTATAAATATGCAAGGTACTATAGGTACAGCCTTCTCAACTTCTTATGTAAAACGAGCTGTATACTAAGGGAGTAATAAATGGCTACTAACAACACAGAAGAAACAGTAACGGTTAACCTACGCCAGGACGGTGCTACTAGAACCATTAGAGCAATAACCGGACTAACCGAAGCTATACAACAAACAGAGGCATCAGCTGAGTCTCTGGAAGCTTCTCTAGATACAGTATTTAATTTAGCCTCCTTAGATGCTTATGAAGCTCGTGTAACTGCAATAGCTAGAGAACTACGTTCTGTAGGTAATATAGACATGTTAGGCGATTCTACCCGTCTAGAAAGTATACTGAGTGAGATAGAGTTAAGTACACAACATTCTGCTAATAATACTGCAGAAATGAGTGGACATACTAGTGCAATGGCTCATGATATGTCTATTCTACGTCAAAACTCTGATATGGTCAATGATGACTTGCAAGAATCTGCACAGCACGCAGGAACTACTGCAGATGAAGTACGAAGAACACGTATTGAAACAGAACGTATGAACCGTGCGGCAGATGCGGATCGTGTACGTAGACAGCGAGGGGCAGAAGGGGCTGCAGGATTAAGTTCTTCACGTAACCAAGGACGTAACATGTCCTCTATGCTTAGTAATGCAGGTGCTTTAGCTGCAGGGTACGCTGTAGTTGCTGCTAATATATATGCCGTAACTACAGCCTTTAGACTACTGTCTGAGTATGCTGCTGATGCACGTTTGATGGAGATCTCTAAAACATTATCCGCAGCCAAAGGTGTAAGTGTTGAAGTAGCAGCGGCTAGTATGAGAGATACTCTAGATAACGCTATTTCAGTTCAGGAATCTATGAAACTAGCCGCTGCTTCAGTATCTAAAGGCTTTACAACTGATCAATTAGAGAAACTAACTCTGGTTGCTCGAAGAGCCTCAGTAGCTTTAGGACTTGACCTTACAGATGCCATGAACCGTGTTACAAAAGGTATTGCAAAACAAGAAGTAGAGTTACTAGATGAATTAGGTATAACCATCAAGTTAACAGAGGCTTTTGATAAGTATGCATTACAGCATAAGCTGGTAGCAGATGACCTAACGTCTTTTCAAAGACAACAAGCACTAACTAACTTAGTTGTTGAAAAAGGTGCCGAAACCTTAGGCAGTATTGATGACGTAATGGCTGCAACAGAATGGGAGAAATTCTCTGCTAACGCGTCAACTGCACTATCTAAAATAGGGCAAGATATTACTGAAACAGGTAGTAGACTTAGTAACTTAGTAGGTGCTATTAATAACGCCTTTGCCTCAGTTACTTTAGCTAGTCCTTTAGCTGAGATATTAGGATTAAAAGAAGTAGCAGAAATAGCAAATGAAGGTACTGATGCTTTGGCTATTATGCAAGCTAACTTAGCAGTAATGCAAGCAACTTCAGTCAGTTCCCTAACAGAAGGATTAGTTGCTGGACAAGAAAATTAAAAAAAATAGATAAAGAACGATGGGCTATACAAGCTAAAGGCTAATGCTGAAAATGAAAAAGCAAAAGAGCTAGGTTATTATGTTACCGGTAATGAGAATAGTACAGCCGGTCCTAACCTAGGTAATGCAACTGATTCTGTACTTAGAACTGCACAGTTAGTGGCATTAGATAAAAAACGCGAAAAAGTACTAAAAATATAGCTATATCTGAGCAGGAAATTGCTAATACAAGAGGTAGCTCTACTTTCATACCTGGTAATGATGGTGACGTACAGCCTATAGCTAGTAAAATATTTGGTACAGATGACCCAAAAATAGCTGCCGAAATGGTACAGCAGTTTCTTAGGTTAAAAAGCGCAGCAGTTGCTACAAATGATGCTATGAATGCCGCAGGGAAAGGTGTTGGAGTATCTGCTACTAAAAATCTTGATACTATAGTAAGGGAAGGGGCTGCCGTAATAAAGCAACTAAATACTACTAGTGATTTAGTAGATAAGTTCGGCAAGAAGATAGGTAGTATAAGTAACGCCCAGTTAAAAGCAATAAGTAACTCTGGGTTAAGTGACTCAAACTCAAAAGACTTAGGTATTCAACAGGCAATAGTAGAAGAAACTGTTGCTGCTGCTGTATCCTTACGGAAAGCTAAAGAACAGATCGGAGTAGTTAATCGTGAGAATGCTAAAGCTAGGGTATCTCCTAATTCAGGTACCGAACTAGAAGCAGCACGTAAATTACTGTCTGCACAGCAAGATAAGTTAGCTGCCCGGATTAGGTTCCAAAAAGAAGGATCTAAGGGGTCTAAAGAAACAAAAGCACAATTACTAGTTTTACTGGCTTTAGAGCAAAAAGTACAGAAAGAACTAGAAAGTAGGGCTAGTACTAAGAAGAGTAATGCAGACTTTGCTAGACTTAACATTATTGAAGCAAAAAGTAGTTTAACAATAGCTAGGGAAAACCTAACTGCACTACGTGAACATAGTCTGACTCTTAGCTCTATAAATGCAAGTGAGACTACTAGGAAAGCTAATACTAGAAAAATAGTAACAGCGGAACTAGCAGTAGCAGATGCTTTAGAAGCACAGAAAGTACAGCAAGTAGCTATTTCATTGTTTAACTCTGAGAACGAATATAGTTATAAAAGTGCGTTAAAACTAGCCCAAGAACGCTTAGATATACTAAAGGACGAGGATGTACGTTTACAAGGTATCACACACTCTAATGATGAACGGCTTAGTAGCTCACAAAAATAGTAGTGGCAGAAGCTGCCGTTACTGATGCCTTAGAAAATCAAAGAGTAAAGCTTTTAGAACTAAGCTCTGCGCGTTCACAAAGCTCTATAGATGTAGGGGTAGCTTCAGGGTCTATTACAAGCGAGCAAGCTGCTATAAAAGAGCTTAAGATATTGCAGGATAAGAAGTCCGAAGCCCTTAATATGTATAACAAAGACAGTAGTACAGATAACCTAGGTGCTTTAGATAAAGCCAATACTGATGTTGCATTAAAACAAATAGGTATACGTGACGCTGCAGCTCTGAAGTCACAAGAAGCACAGACAAAAGCAAACGGAGTATTGGGTGGTAGTCTGCAGTCTATGTCAGCTATACCTAATCAAGACGCCGAAGGTAAAGACTTAGAAGGTAATCAGCAAGACCAAAAAGATATACTGATGGCTAGTAATACAGCCCAAGCTTCTGAAGCTATGGCAGGTCTTATAGGTCAAACACCTGGTCTAGATGCTATGGCAACAGGGTTGACAAACCTATCTACAGCAGCCGCTACTACAGGGATGTCTATGGAGAAAGGTGCCTCTATGGCAATATCAGGCTTACAAGCAATGGGAGGTATGTTAGCTAATGTTTCTCAAGGTGCTATAAGCGAAATTGACCAGCAGATAGCTATGGAGAAAAAGAGAGATGGATCTAGTGAAAAATCTTTAGCTAAGATTAAACAACTAGAGGCTAAGAAAATTAAGATGCAGCAGGAAGCAGCAGTTCAAAGTATCGTAATATCTACCGCTGTAGCTGTAATGAATGCCGCAGCTAATCCTTGGCCTATTCCAGCTATCCCAATGATGGCAGCAGCCGCTGTAGCTGGGGGTATGGCACTTAGTCAAGCAAAGTCTAAGGGTTCTAACCAGTTAGCTCAGTTAAATGCTAAGCCAGAAGGATCCACTACTAGTAGTGTTCAAGTAGGCGAAAGAGATAATAATATAAATGTATCTAACTTAGCTAGTGAAGGTGAGAGAGCCTATGTTACAGGAGCCCGTGGTGAAGGATCAGCTAACGACTTTACTCCTAGAGCAACCGGTGGTAAATCCCGTGCTAACACTAACTACATGTTTGGTGAGTTTGGTCCTGAGGTTGTTTCTTTACCACAAGATGCTTCCGTTACTTCAAATGAAGATATGAGAAACTCCAGCACAGATACCTCTACCTCAGGTGGTGCTAACAACTATAATATTACTATACAGACTATGGATTCTCAGAGTTTCCTAGATAATAGTGGTAATATATTTGAGGCTTTCTCTCATGAAGCAAGCCAACAAGGTATGCGCGTAGATAAGCTACGTAACTAAGAAAAACCTCTAGTAGTTACTGCTAGAGGTTTTTTATTGCCTTTTATTTAATAAACATACCTGCCTCTAATACTGCATAAACCACTATACATATACATAATTAAAAATAAAATTGACTAGAATAGTGTTTTACTATATAATGTGTGTTATGAAAAATAAAATATATAATACAACCTACTTAGGAGGTTCATAATGAGTATAAGATTACCAGATCCATTTGTGGTCAATAACGCACCTGGGTTTACTGTAGGAGACTTAGTAGATAACTACCCAATAATTAAAGATGAGCTACAGGATGGTAGAGTACTTCAAGTCAAGAATGGATACCAGTATTGGTCTATAAATATAGAGTACCCAGAACTTTTAGCTACTGAATACTCCTTAGTAATAAGTGCTATTGAAGAGTCTAAAAGAACTAACTCTTATATTGATATACTATTACCTCAATACCTACACTTTAGAGTATTAGGAGATACTACAAATACTACTATTACGTCTGGGCAGAGAGGTAGTACCATCGAAATAGGTGGATCCAATGCATTACAGGGTACTCCCTTAGCAGGAGATTTAATACAGCTAACAGGGGTGAGTAAGAAAGTATACAGAATAACTTCAGTTGATATATCTTCTAGTAACACTTGGACTCTAGGAGTATATCCAGACCTTGTTATTACTACTGTAGGTACTGAAAAACCTAAGTTTAATAATATACTATTTCAAACAGTATTAACAGAATGGAATACTGTTAGCAGTATAAATGTAGAGGGCCTATATACAGGAGCTGCATACCAATTTAGAGAGGCAAAATAATGGAAATACTATCAAGTTTTACTAACTATATTTCTTCATCTAGAGTAGTACGCCCTGCACACTTAATACGTTTTGAAGTTCCTGGAGGTGGTTTTTTATACCTCACAGACTATTTTAGAGATATAGTGTATGATAATCAGACTTTTGTATCTGGAGCAGTAAAGGATATAGGTACTGTAAAGCAAACTAAGCAGTTCAATACCTATGATTTAACTATAAAACTATCAGGTGCTTTAGATGTAGAACTTTCTAGGGCGTTAAACAGTAATCTATATCTAAATAACAACTTACGGGTTTACAGGGCATACATAGATGATGAGGGTTACATGATCCCTATTGTTTTCCGATGGAAGTACTCTAATATACTTTGAAGGTATTATATCAAAATCAAGTATAAAGGACTCCGCTAGTATAGGCTCTGCAGGGACTTCTATTGTAACCTGGACTTGTAGTAGTGAATTTTCAGACTTTACCCGAGTTAATGGTAGGATAACTGATGACGCAGCACACAGGGGCTTAGTAGCCGTTACAGGGTCTACTACCTTACAGCCTTCTAGTTCTGCAAAGAAAACCCAATATCAGACTGACTTAGGATTTATGCATGCTAACAACTCAGTATCTGTACTTGCTAAGTATCAAGCTACAGAGACTCGTTATAGAACAAAAGTTAATAAAACTTGGTACGGTACGGTTTCTAGTGTAAGAACTATTGAGTATACAGTACAGGTACCTAGGATAGTAGATTTACGCTACGATCTTACTGCACAATTTATACCTGTAGTATACGGTGTACGTAATGTTACCGGAATACCTGTATTTGTAGATACATTAGATGATGATCCTAATACAGTATACGTAGTATACACGTTTTGCGAAGGTGAAATAGATGGATTTCTAGATTTCTATATAGGAGATGATGCAGCTATCTGCTGGGATACATTAGCAGATCCAGACATAAGAGTATGTGCAGGCTCTAAAAAGGATAGAGGAGATACTATTAATATAGTAGCTAACTACGGTGTAGGGGGTGCTTCTACCAACATGGAAATACATATATAGTAGACGATGGAGATGGACCTATTGAGTTTACTGTATACCACGGCACTGGTAATCAAGCTTCTTCTGGTATACTTTCTGATATAGCCTCCAATAATAACTTTTACTTACAGCAAAATCCCGTATCCGAAGGAGCTGCTATACCTGCGGAAGAGTACTTGGGGTACAGCACACCAGTTACTAGATACTGCATATATAGTATGTAAGTTTAATCTAAATGAAGAACGTACCGAAATACCAGATATTAAAGCAGATATACGTGGGCGTAAAGTATATACATACGATGAGTTCGGACTTCCAGAAAATAATAATGATACTTCACTAAACCCTGCTTGGCAAATACTAGACTATATATCTAATAGTAGCTTTGGTGGGGATATAGGTATAGATAGGATAGACACTAGATCATTCTATAAAGTAGCTCAGTTATGCGATATAGTTGATACTAGTTATAAAGAAGAATGGCTAAAGTACTGGAGATACATCGGTTGGAATACTCAAAAACGCTTCAGGTATAGAAAATAGAGCTATGATTCAGTGTAATACAGACCTTCAGACCGAGATGACCACATTTTAAAAACATTTGATGTTATGCTTACTCAAATAGATGCCTCCCTCACTATAGCTAACGGGGTATATACATGTACAATACAGGCAGATACTGACCCTGTAGAAGATATTAATGTAGACTCACTAATTGGTGGTGATATATCTTTATCAGATAACTCTATTGAAGGAAGATATAACTCGGTAATGGCATCTATAACAGACCCAGCAAAGAAGTGGTCAGATAATCAGATAAACTTCTATAATGCAGACTATAAAATAGCAGATAAAAATGAGGCTAGAGAAGGTAAGTTTAAGTTTCCTTTTATAACTAACTATTATACTGCTAGAGCAACTACAGAACGTTTCTTGAAAGCATCTAGGTCTACCAGAACAGTAAGTTTTAAGTTACCATTTACTTATACACATTTAGGTATTAATGATCATATAACTCTTACTAGCGAAAGATATACGTGGGATAAGAAAAGGTTTATGGTAGAGGAGCTATCTTGGACAAAAGATACTAAGGTTGCTGTAGTAGCTAGGGAATATATTGAAGGTATGTTTATCAATTCGGATCAGGTAGACATATCAGGCGATCAAGTACCCGATATCTCCTTTAACGTACTACCTGTTACTAACTTAGTATATACTCCCTACTTAGGAGATTCCAAAGCAGGTAAGACGGCTGAGTTATCATGGTTACCTAGTGGTACCGGTAAGCTATCTTATTACACTATTAGGTATAGTGGGTTAGCAGAAAGTATAGTAGTACAAGTAGATCCCTGCCGCCGCTATAACAGATAGGAT